TCCCTATCAGCGCTAGCACCACTTTCATAGTCTAGCGCAACAATACTTTTTTTTGGTGTTTGTACTTTAGGCAAGTAGTAATCAAGCATTTGTTTGGTTTGAACTTGGTTAGAACCCGTTTCCATATAGATATATGTGTGCATCCGCAACCCCATCGCAATCCCACTTGCTACTTGTGATTGATAGGTCGTTTGTGGAATAAATGTTCCATTATAGTAACCTCCAATTTGAGAAATAGCAAAGCTATCTTCAGGCGTTACTTTTTTAAGAGTGTTACCTTGATACCTAGAACTATCAACCCCATAATATCTAGCAGCGTTCACACTTATTGGCATTAAAAAAAGCCCAACCAGAATGGTTAGACTTAAGAGCAACTTTCTATTTAGATTTCTCATTATTTACCTCCTCATCTTGGTGCTGAGACGCGAGTTCTAAGGCTTTGTTCGCGATCTTGTCAATAGACTTGACTGTTTCCGTGTCAACAGTAACTCCATCAACCAAACCTAAAATACCACCGATCGTCAACAGCGTGTTTACAAGGTCCATGATTTGACCAACATCGCCTGTAAACTTAAGATTGAAAATCGCGCACAGCTGTTGCACCAGGACAATCAACAGCAATACCAAAGAGGTAATAGTTTTGCGATTCAGCTTGCCATCCTTATCTAAAAATGCCTTTCTCATTTATCATCATCTCCTTTCTCAAACAACGTCTTAATTCGTTCATGGTGTCTATCTAGTCTTCTATCATGTTCATCAACTCGTTTTTCCAAGCGTTCAAAAGCTGATTGTTGTTGTTTGAAATTCGCATTAAGCTGCTCGATATTTTTAGTTAGATTTCTTATCTGCTCCCCAAACGGTTGCAATGCAGAGCTAACGTTTCGATTAAAAATTTTGGCTCCGTGATTAACCAACCACAGCACAAATCCACCAACAATTGACATCACACCAAGAAATGATGCTATCTCCGCCCAGGAATATCCTAATAATGTATGCAACATTTAATCACTCCTTTTTCCTACCCACCCACCCCGCAGCTATAGTTATTATTCTGTTTCAGTTTCTGAGTAAACCTGGTCCTGAACTGTATAAACATACTCACGAAATGCGTTTGCATCATCTCTTACAGCTTTGGAATTTTTGCGATAAAGATCAACGTTAGCAATTGTTGTAACGATATCTTGACTCAACGCATCATTAGATGATACTTGCGCCGAAAAACGTGCCACCAATTCATCTCCTATTCTTGATTCTCCAGAAAGGTTGACTGTTTTTTGTTTCGTAAGTGCCATTGCTACTCCTCTTCTTTCTAAACAAAAAACAGTCAACCCATTTGTTGCAATTTTTCATTTTCAACTGCTAAGTTAGCTAATTTGATATTAAGATTACCAATTTCAGCAGCAAGATTGCTGATGATTTTTTGTAGTTTTTCAGTATCCATTACTTATCCTCCTTATTTTCTGCTCCAATAATGTTAACTAATGACGGATCGATGCCATTCTCTTTACACAATGTTTTTTGTTCCCCGATGGCGGCTGCCATAAATTCCTGTTGACGTTTCTCGATAACCTTATCATCTTGCTCAGGCAAAATAGCCCTGCCATCATCAGAATAACCAATCGGCTCTGATAACCCCATCGTCCTAATGACAGGTGTGCTACCATCCCCCGTTAGGTATGTTTGCATTTCGGCAATTTCGTCGCCGTTAGCATTTTCGATTGTATCCGTAAGAACAATTGTTTTTTTCAAAGCCATATTATTTCCTCCTATTTTATAAATCGCGAACCTTGGACCCGGCAAACTCTCGGATTCCGCCTGAAGCAAAGGCAATCCCGGATGTCGGTGAAACTCGATTGGAAATCGCAGGTATCTTCCATTGCTGATACCAGTTGGACCACTGACACCACGTAAATCTCAGCTTGTTAGAAGCACCACAGGAAATTTCCACATTTTCCATGTTCATAGTTCCCCACGGCTTTATATCGTCCCAACGAAACGCGATTCCTGATGATGATTTAGTATTTTCGTTGTACCCAACCTGTATCGACGGATAGTAATTACCACTGTTACCCCAGCGTATGTTCCTGATGTAAAATGGATCTTTGCCTCCCGTATAAATTGTACGCGCTTTGTCATTTTCCAATGTACACGTATCGTACCAGTGGAAGCCTGTGCCGACACCACCATACCCTGTTGCCGACCACCTCATCGCATTTGTCCACTCACAATCGCCGTCAAAGTTACCTTTAACAACCTTGCCTATCGAAATTTCATCCCCATTACCGCCGCTGCTACTTGGGCAAACTATCAAGCCTAACCCGTTCGCGTTCGTGTTTGCCATATTTTCGCCGTAAGCTAGCCCGCCTGTCCAACGATAGTCTCCTGATTGCTTTTCCTGGCGTTTTATATAGTATCCGCCACAACCAACCTTAAATGCCCACTGATCTTTATTGGCAGCTGTGCCACCTTCAGCATGTATTCCTGACCCGTCTAGGCTCATCCATGAATTGTTGCTACCCATAAGCTTTGCAATTTTAGCTGTCAAGGTTCCTGTCGTTATTTTCGACGCATCAATGTTGATGACGTTGATTTTGGCTGCATCGATAGTGCCGGCCAACATCATGTCGGCCGTGATGCCAGTTGCTTTTATTTTTTTCGCAAAAGTCGTCCCGTCAATCGCAACATCGCCATTCAGCAGGATATGCTTTGAATCAATTTTGACTGCCGCGCTAGTCATGTCGAATTTCGATATGTCGGAACCTCCGACGAGTTGGGCAACTTTTAATCCGATACCGTCTGATGACTGCTTGATTGACGTCATGTTAGACTGAGTGTAGTCATCTAGTTTGGTGAAGCTTGCATACGCTACATAACTTGCGCCACCTTTGCCAGTCGTATCTTTAGTTGATATGCATGGCAGAACTCGCGTGACATTATCCGGCACCGTTACAACGCCCTTTACCCATCCCCAATGGTCTGGAGTGATAGTGACACCTGGTCCCCTCGCCCAGTACGTTTTCCTGCCTTGCTCATAGCGCAAATACGCAGCAGGTATAACGTTCAGCCCGTTATATACACTCTTCATATTGGCGCACAGTGCCTCAACGTAGAATTTATCTCCCGGTTTGACAGGTATCCATGAGGTTCCATAGTATAAATCACCACCTGTCGAGGAGTACACCCAGTTATAGAATCCGTTAACCGGCCCACCTTTCTGGAGGGTTGCCGGCGTTTTTAAATCAGCACAGCGCCAATTTCCGACTGCTGAATCCTCAAAACTCTTTTTGCCGATGAGTTGACCGCTTGAATCCAGATTGTATTTCCACGCTTGTTGTTGGAAACCAGTTGCGTCTTGGATCCAGCTTGAGTTCTGATTAATCTTAATCAATTTCTTCCAGTCGTCAGTAGCTTTCAAGTCACTGATGGTTGAATTTTTAAGAGCATTCTCTCTAGTCTGCGTTTCGGTCTTGGTATACACGGACGATGACAAAGCATAAGTACGCTTGACTTCTGCCTGATATGCAGTCAGTGCGTCAGCCTGGTCCTGTATACGTTTGTTGACGTCATTGTCCGACATACACCAGTCAGTGGCTTTGTTGCCGGACTCTAGTTTAACGTTTCGGATTTCTAACCAGTCGCCCGCTATGAAGGGGTTGACAAACATTCTGCCAATCTGTACATTACGTGTTCCGGCCGGCGGGATTTTAGTCAGCATCCATGTTATCCAGTAACGTTTCCATTCGGTCGTTGGCGTGATTTGCACCCTACCATCTCTTGATATCATTTTGTCAGCACCGTTGCTTTGCGACGTATATGCATGGATAGTATAGCCTACTGTGTCATAGTTTTGTCCGTAAAAGTAGCACTCAAAAAATTTAGCTACACTGGCTCGAGCGTCGAAAGATACCGTAACGATGGTGCTTTGCGGCACAGCCTTTAGTGTCCATATTGGCCCATCTACATGATCACTGCTAGGGCATACACGTCTAAATACACCCGCCGTGCCGTCCAATAAGTTAGTTCCGCCAATCTGCAAGTTGTCGATTTTTCCACTAAGTGCCTTGTACGATTCAGTTGTACCGTATGCATCAGCAACCTTTTTTGCAAATCCGGAGCCGAAAGATCCAGTCGATGTGTTGTAGTCAAGCGCACTGATCAGATTGGTTGTTTGCTTTTTTGTTTGGTTAGTTTCGTTGCTATAGGCGGATACCAACGCGTTCAAATCGCCAGTTGTCCCATCCTTGCCAATCAGCTTCCTGATTGTAGTATCATAACCGGCTACTTTCGTATCAATTCCACTTGCCTTAACCACGCTGTTGGCAAAGCTTGTCGAATTCATAGTCGTTTCAATAGTGTCAGCTTTGGTCTTTACAGACTTGACATCGCTTGCGAGCGTGTCAACTTTATCTGCTGTCTGTTTAAATTGTGTCCCTGTTACATATCCGTTCAGGTCAGTCTTGTTGGCTTTTTGACTGAGTGTGGTCGATGTCTGTTGCTTAAACGTGTTGTACTCACTACCATCGACTTTAGAATCAATAAGGGATTCAATACGATTATTTTCAGCTTTAACGCTGATCAACCCGCCCCTTCCATCACTCAGTGCTGCTTCAACTGCACCCGCTCTAGCCGACATTGACGTAACCTTGCCATCAAGGGTAGCATAGGTAGCTTTTACGCCGCTGACATCTGACTTGACTTCTCCAATTGCTTTGCCGTTTTTTGTCACGGTTTTAGCAACGTCATCAACTTTAGCGCGCGCTTCACTTGCGCTGTTATTTGCTTCCGTTGCATTTGCCGAAGCAGTATCCGCAGTTGCCTTTGCCGCTTGAGCCGTTTCCGAGGCTTTAGTCACGGCCGTGGAAAATGCTTGCTTCTCAGTCTGGTAAGTCTCGTTAGGAACGTACTTATCATCGATTTCCTTGAACTGTGCATTGAAATCTTTAATGGCCTGGTCAACTTCCTTCTGCGTGTTATGCAGTTCGGCGGTTGATGTGATCAGCTCCCAGTTTCCTTTTTTGTACTGATACATCTCGGTTTCACTGTTGCCAAGGTCTTTGTACCACAAATCGCCTTCAACAGCATACAGTGGTTGATTAGCACCATAGAAGTTGGTATTCTTGCCATTTGCCGACTGTAGGGCAGACTGTGAATATTCTTTAGCCGATTGCACCGTATCTTGAACTGCGCTGATCGTTGACGTGATACTTGCTTTTTGGAAATCGTCGCCCAACTCAATCGTGTTGTTCTGCGCATTGAGCAAATCGTGAGTGACCTTATATACACGCGTCAGATACTCTATTTTTAAATCATGCCTGATAATCGCAACAGTATCGCCCAAATTTAAGCTACCGACGTCTGTAACTGACGCTTTAAAAGAGACCTTAGGCCGTTTCAATTCTTGCAGCTTATCATACGTTGCCTTTATCAATAAATTTTTATCATTGATTTTGTCAAATTCGACAAAGCCTATTCGCGGTTTACCGTCAGAAAAACCATATACGGCCGTTGCAGACGGATCTTCGAGATATTCTTGGCCAGCCGGTTTATCAAGCGGATTACCCGCCGATTTTTTCCAAACAACATCAGCAAAGGTTATCTTCCGGCTATAACCGTCAGGGCTTCCGTCTGTTCCTTCGCTGACCTGCACGCTCGATCCTCGACCAACTAATGCGGTTACCAGCTCATCGCTAGACTGTTCGCACGTTACGCTGAGCAGCTTATCGCCGTACTCAAACCGCCGTCCGGTTCTGGATCCCATTTGAGTGTACATGTTAACCAATCGCCTTTTGACCTGGTTGTCAATCGGATCAAAAACAACGTCAAACGTGATCTCCAAGTTAAACAAGTTGACCACGCTCTGCAGACTGGCTAACACGGTCGTATAGTAAAAATTGGTTGTTTGCGTGCTGGTGTCAGCAATATAACCGACCGAATACCGCGTTTGTGCAAGAAGCTGCGTCAACATTTCTTTAGCAGTCCGATTTTGCGGTCTCAAATCCTTGATATATGAATATGCGCCCAGTTCGTCATATGCCGATTCGACTGCAGTATAGCTAATCTTGTTGTCCTCCTGTGTTTCCGTCAAAATCTTGAAACACATGTACGTAGCGGCACCGGGGCGCTGTATAAGTACATACTGACACCCTGCACTCAATTTCTTGGCGACGACAAACTTCAGACTGCCGGCCGTATTGATTTGTTCCTCAAGCGTTGCACTGATGACATCGGACGAAACAATTCCAATCACATCCTGTTTTTTGTTCAGCTGATACAAAATCACAATTTTTTCACCTCGAATCTAATTACATATCCTCCACTTGCGTTAAACGTCAACACCGTATTTTTATCGATCGTAAAATCAGCAAAGTTGCTGTTAAGAGATACGCTTGACAGTACGCTTGCGCCATCGACGGTGCATGACAACGTTTCAAAATCAACTACTATCTTCTTGCCGGCCGAAACCGACTGGTTGAGCAGGAACTTTTTGCCTTGGTTGCTTGTCATCTGGAAAACAGAGATGGCTGAGCCAGGCGCGAATTCGACCGAAATAGGAACATTAGAAAATCCGCTATCATAATCGGTAAATGAAACCGTTTTGCCAGTGCCTGTTTTCTGCCGTGCGATTGAGTAGCAGTAGGGGTCGCTTAACGTCACTTCGATTGAGCCCGTTGGGTGTAGCGTAGTATCGTCAAGCGTAACTGATGTCACTGTGCCTACATACTTATATAGCGGATCATCGGCAAACGAAACCGTGGCATTCTTAGCCGAGAGAATCCGTTTGAGTTTGCTCGTCTTGGCAATCAAATCTGTCAAGCTGACAGATTTAAGAAAAAACTTGATCGTCAGCTTTTTTGATTCCAGGCGCGAGCTCAGATATTTGGCACCATCACTAGCTAAATCCGTAGCAGTTACTGCACGGGTAAAATCGCCTCTGCCGGAAACTGAAAGCGTGGTGAACCCATCTACGCTACTATCCAGGCACTGACCACCATAGCTAAATGCCACTTGAGATTTCATCTAACCCCTCCTTCTAAAATTTGTAATTGCGTTGGAACTGTGTTTTGGTCCCCTGTGCTTTTGAAATATCGTCAACGAAAGCAGAAAAATCACTGTTTCCAAGCGTCAAATTAATTACAACCGGTGTAGCACTAGCCGTGGTCATGCCCGGGGCAACGTTCCCGGAGGTGGCTAATGCAGCAGTTGGATTAGCAGTCAGCGTATCAGCAATCGTGCCACTCATGCCCAGCACGGTTGACTTAACGTTTTCAAATCCGTTTACCAGTCCCCCGTTAAGCCCGGCCATGATTGCATTGCCGGCCGGAATCAGCAGTTTTTTATCATAGCTGATAGGGCCCTTATGTTTCTTAATCCACTTGGCAATACCTCTTACAAAATGCTTGACGCTTCCCCAAGCTGATTTGAGACCGCTCAGAAGACCGTTCATGATAGCTGCACCGGCATGCCATAAATTGATGTTCCGCAATCCGTTAAATGCAGACCTAACACCGCCCAAAACACCCTTGACGCCGCCAGACACGTTGGAGACACCACGGCCGAATGCGCTAAATGCTGCCTTAGCGCCACTGACGGCTCCGCGTACACCGCCGGATACGCTAGAAACAACGCTGCCTAATCCATGCCATGCTCCTGATACTGCACTCCGCAAGGCATTACCGGCAGACTTCAAACTGTTCCATGCGATTTTCAAACCGTTGACTACGCCCTTGACTCCTTCACCAGCGAGCTTTACACCATCCTTGATTCCGTTCCACGCAGTGCTGACAACGTTCTTCATCGTTTTAGCTGCACCGCCCAGACCACCGAACTGACCGACTAACTGCCCGATAAAACTTGCCAACATTGTAATAACTGGCGAAAATGCTTTGAACACATTAACAATCACTTGAATAATTGGCGTGATGACCTGGATAACAACTTTGAGCGCGTCGAAAGCAAACTTGATCGTGCTCAAAACGCCCTTGAACACACCGCCTAAGAATGCGCCCAAAACCTGGAATGCCGGTTTAAGCGCACCAGCAATAACGCTGACTAACGGTTGAGCCGCATTCCACAATGACGCAAATGATTTGACCACGCCGCTGACAGCAGGACCTGCGACCGAAACGAATGAAGAAAAACCGGCCGAAACCGCCGGCAGAATCGCATTGGCGAGTGACTGCAATCCGCTAAAATTCAAATGCGAAAAACTGTTTTTAATCGTATTGACAACCGGCTGAATTGCCGTTGTGATTTTGGAAAAACTTGACGTAATGCTCGAAAAATCGATTTTAACGCCAAGATTTGAAAACAGCCCTTGAATTCCTTTTTGAACATTGGGAGCCGCCGCCTGGATAAACGTACCTATCGCGCCAGGCAGATTCTTAAAAATTCTGCCGACCATCGGCAAGAAATTGTTAAACAGGAAATTAGACGTGGTTGTCGCCAAAGCATTAAGCGATGGCGTGATATCCAGTTCCCCGTCAGATAAATTGCCAAGAACGTCCTGAAACGAAGCCTTCATCGAGTTGAATGACCCCTGAAGCGTAGTTGATGCTTCCTTGGCCGTTGTACCCGTAATCTTAAGATGTTCCTGAACCGCATGGATTGCCTTGACAGTATCGCTAAAATCGCCGACAGTGTAGTGTTCCCCCGTCAGCTTTTCAGCGTCCTTCATCAGTCGTTCCATTTCGGATTTAGTACCACCATACTAGGTACGTATTCGCCATGATTCGCTACTTCATGACCGCCCGTTTAGGGCTGCTGCATGTCACCATGCAGAATAGACTATCTTTTGTGCATATAATCTTGCACCCTAGCGCTTCGGATTCGCTTGAATCCTACTCTACTCCATTAAAAAAACACCCTTTCAGGTGTTTTCTCTGTTTCGATAGTCGTTACACCTTCCCATTCTAGGCTTGGCACGGTATTGTCTAAGCCGCTAAACTTAGAGTTTCACCGTTTTCACTAGGTTTATACTCGGCTATGGCTTTTCTACCGAGTTTCAAGTTGTCCAACATTTCATAGTTGCCACGGGCAAGAGATTGATACGTTTCCTGAACTAGTTCCATGTCAGTGCCCATTTTATTGGCATTATCGCCCATGTCAGTCATTGCGGTATTGGCCAGTTTTGCGGCCTTTTTCGTGTTACCACCGCACGACGAAACAAGGGACGCCGCAAAACTGGTTACGTTTTCCATGTATGAGTTAGCCGACACACCGGTTGTCCGGTACGCTTCCTGCGCATACCGCTTAACCATACCTGCCGAGCTCTTGAACAGCGTCTCTACACCGCCGATTGACTGCTGCAGCTTGCCGCCCTCTTCAATCGAAGCTGCGATCGCCTTACCGATACCGGCAGCCGCAATTGCAGCTGTTGCAACCGCAGCTAATCTTTTACCGAGGTGCAGTCCACCAGTGGCACCGGCTTCGTCAGCAGCAGGGACAACAGCTTTAGTAATTCCGTCACTGATGCCCCGTGCAGATGGCACGATTTGCACATAAGCTTTGCCGAGCTCAATTGCCATCAGCTTCCACCCCTTTCAAAATTCTGTTGCGTTCCTTTTCAAATTCCTCACCGCTGGCAAATGACAATCCGACGCTTTCTTCGGCATTTCCTGTCAGTATATCAGTCAAGCTGACAGGCTTGTTGCGGTTTTGCTGAGCGTCTTCCGTCTTTTGCCAGACGAGAATGCTTAACCTGTCTAGAATGCCCGCAGACAAAAGCGTATCAAGCGTATATCGCATGTCAGCCATTGCCATTTTTATGCGCGAATCGTCTCTTAAGCCATAGCAAAAAACAGCTACCCGGTCTGCAGGTAGCTGTCTGTAATTGTAAATGCCATACGTTTCAGCCAGGTCGCATATCAGCGCATCCTCATCTGTGTTAATGGCAGCGGCAAGGAATACTATTTTTTTAAGGTGGCCTGTGTGGAAATGATGTCTTCGAACTCGATCACCATTTTCTCGATGTCAACCACTCCATTCTCGTCTCTGACATGATCTTTCAAATCCTTTACGCGGTCACCGATAAGCTTTTTGAAAATCTGCGGCAGAACGAGCGGATTATCATCCACCTCTGCCAGCAGCTCGACCAGCTCATAGTCCTTGAAAAGATTTTCATCAAATTCGTACTCAAATCCTGTCTTTGTCTTGCCTTTAAGCATTAATAATCACCTTCCGCCTTTGGTTTGACAATGTACTCGTAGTGCGTGTTGGATTCTGCGTCAGGGAAGCACGTTACTGTTGTCTCATAACCGACATCATCGCCGTCAACATACTTGATTTCGCCAATTTCGGTGACTTTCCCCTGCGGAATCACAATTCGCTTCAGCACATTGTCCCTCAACACCAGCTCAATGACAATCACGTGCTCTTTAAGCTCAGTTGAATTCGATTTAACGACTACTCCTGTGTCAAGCGTTCCTGTGACATTGGCATCACCATACACTTCCTTCAAAACGTCAACATTCAGCACTTCGGCCAAAGTGTATTTGAACGTATCCGTCTTTTCCTTCTGGACGGAGTTGATGATGTCACCGCCCCACGCCTTGATATCATCTGTCTTGCGTTCATCCGAATTCTGAATGCCGTCATCTGACACGTATCCAAGGCACTTAAACGCTGTATTAAGCGCACTGGTTGCGTCAGTCGGCAATGCCGTCCCGGTCGGAGCGCTGTAAATGGCACCGCCGACTTTAGGTTTTGCATTCGTGACATATTTGACTGTTGTTGCCATTATATGACCTCCTTACAAATAGTTAATATCATATACCGCCTGATAGCGGTAATTCTTAGTTTCAGTATCAGTAAAATTGTAGCTGCCGTTAAGATGCGCACCACCGACGTTCTCAACCGTTGTCAGCCCGTCCATTGCTCGGATGACATCCTCATTGAGCTTCGCCGCATTATACAGTGATGTTCCGTACGATTGAATGGCAACCGTTGCCTTCTTCAAATGATTTGACTCACTGCCGCCCGTTTTATCAAGCAGGACATACGGTACAGTAACGCCTGTTTTATGCTCCAAAAGCACGGGAACATCAAGCACACTGTCAAGATACTGTTTCAAAATGAGTTCAATCACGTGCCGCATTCACCGCCTTCAGAATCGTATTATGCTTCGCATTACTGCGTTTTGCCTTGATGGAATCGGCATATACCATAGTGTTTGCACGATTCTTGCCGACATATATGTCCTGTTCGTATCCATCGCCGCACCGTTCCCGAATGATTTTAGCCTTAGCCTTAAGCCCTGACTGCATCTCGGACGATTTGAGCAGCTGTGCAACACCGGCACGGTTTAGTACAAAACGGTCCTCACTCATATCGTTCCACCATCACTTTCCTATTCCACGCCAGCGGTATCAAGCTTTCGATGCCTTCCTGAGGAATGCCCACAGTTCGCCAGGTCTGACCAAAAAACTTGACCTGCCGATTGGCCCAGGTGTGCGAATCTCCTTTAGGTATGGCTAGCTCATACACGATCTTCTTGCCAGTCAAGCTCATCTCGGCAGTAACATCATCCGTTGACGCTGGCGCTACCAGAACGTTGTCAACCGCAATCTCTTCCTTGACCGTAACTGGCTGTCCGAACGGGTCTTCTGATTCCTCTGTCTCGTCAACGAGAATAACTGTAATTCCTTTAAGCATACGGGTCAATCACCCCGTATCTCTGACGTTTCAATCCCAGGCGCTTAAGCTCAGTGTCCTTGATAAACAATCCACCGCCAGGAACAAGGAATGAACCACTGTAGGAGTAGCCTAAAGCGCTCTCCGTCATCTGTGTCATCGGTTCCTGATCAGTTGACGTCATCAGCGTTCTCGCTACAACATCAACGGTCACAGACTTTAAAACGCTCGCATAAGCATCGCTGTCGGCCGCCAGTTCATCAAGATTTTTGCCTACTTTGTCCGCTTCGACACGCAGACTGTCAGAGACAATCTCCAACAGGCCTTCCGCACGCTCGCGTTCAGTCGGCTTTAATACGCGCCATAATTTTTCAAGATCTTCGATGGTTGCGAAGTTTGCCACCCTACCACCCCCTAAGCTAATCTATGGTGACTATTCTGCCGGTGCTTTGATACGTGCAAACGCCTTCGCGTCAAGCACGCCCCAACCGATAAACGACTCGGCACGAAGCAGTACTTCGTTGTTTGCCTTGAGGTCGCGACCCGTCTGATCAGGATCACCGTACTCGATGACCTCGAGCGGGATTTCTTCCGAGTAGCCCCACTTGAAGGCATTTTGGAAGTCGCCTGCAATGACATAATCGTTTTCAGACGTAGTGCCTTTTGTCGCAAGCGTCTTGTTGACATCAGACGTCATGCCGTAAAATGCATCAGGATTCTGACCAAAGCGGAATTCAGGATACTGAACTACACCGTTAACCTTAACCTGTGCCAGCGCCTGACCAGCTGCAGGGGAAAGTGCGAGCCCTGTTACGTCATAGTCGTTGGCAACAACCGTTTGAACGATTGCGTCAATCTGATCATCGATTTGTTTCTTAGCGTCAAAATCAACGCCCGTTACCAAACCGTCAAGAGAATTTGTCGCCTTGAATGAAGCATCAGTGAGCGATTTCGGTTCAAGACCATGGATTGCTGCCAAGTCAAAAGCAACCGCAATCTTTTTGGCAAATCCATCGCTAAAAGCTTGAAGGTAATCAATCTGTTTTTCTTCTGAGCAATACTTAAATTCATCCGAAATGCGTGCCTGATAAACAAACTTCGTGGGGCGAATAACCTTCGATTCAAGAGTTGCCTTGCCCGGCTTCTTTGTTTCGCCTTCGCCTACAATTTGTGCATTGCCTTCCAAATTAAAAACAAACTGTTGTGAGCCGTTGAATGGAATCGGTGTTTGTGCGCTGAGTTTTGCAAGGGTTGAGTAGCCCTTGACCTTCGACATCAATTCTGTGACAAGCTCCGGTGAAAAAGTTGTACCGCCTTTTAATGTGTCAACCATAATATCAATCTCCTTTTAAATTAATGTTCTGTAAGCTGGCGCGTCATCTGCGCCCAGCCTTTATCATCAACTGCTGGTTCTGTCGATTTCAACGGGGCAGCCGACTTAGGCTGCATGTATCCGGCCAGTGTTTCTGCATCGCGCTTCAGGCTGTCTTCATCATCACCTCGTAGCCGATTGGCAAACTCAAGTGGCAAACCACTCTGCAAAGCCACGCGGGTTTTCATTTTCTCCGTTTCATAACCGGAAATCTTGGCCTGCAGGTCTGCGATTTGCTTGTCAAACTCGCCTTTTTCCGATTTGGATGATTCGACCGTCGAATGCAGCTCAGCATTTTCAGTTTCAAGTTCCTCAACGCGTTCCCTGAGCTTGTCGTAATCGGCGTACTTCTCCTTCTGACGCGCCAAACGCTCTTTTACGATACGATCAAGTTCTTCCTGCGTTTCGATTGTTTTAAATTCAGACATATCACTGTCTCCTTTCTCCGCATTTCCCGTGCGTTCGGTAATATCAGCAAGCTAGTAGCTTACTTTCTGCTTTTTACGGGGCTTGAGGGTTGCACAAGCCCAGTGCGCCAGCAGCGCGCTGTCCATAACACTGATATCCATGTCATCAAACTGCGATCGGTACCCAAAACCGCCGCTTGAGCCAATGCTACGTTTATCACAGTTCGTTGTGATTCTGCTAAGCGTCGGCTGCCCTGCGTGGCACAGCGTTTTTTGATAAATCGCCTGTTCCCACATCGAGTTGGCTGTGATGATTTCCTTGACGGTCGGCAGTACCACATTTTTGACATGATAGTCCTTGAGTTCGTCAGCCAGGATCTTCTGACGACTAGCTCCATCAATCACGATTTGCTCCACATAAGCGGATTTTAGGAAATTAACGATCCACTGATTACCATTGCGAACTGATTGACAGTCGATGGTTTCAACAAACACCCGCTTATCTGCGGTATGCACCGCAATGCTCAACGCAGCGTTTGCCCCGTCTTGACCATATTTGACACCGGCAAAAAGTTTGCCTTGGAAAGTTGGCAAACTGTCAACTTTTAGCGCATCCCATTCAGCTGCTGCAATTGCAGATTTCTGATTGTACGATGGCCAAAAGCCTAAACGCTGAACGTTGTGGTCAAGCTTGTCTTCACCTAGTTCGGCTTCGATTTTGCGTTCGGTCAAGTGAAACCCAAGTGACGGATTTGAGTTGTACCATGCATCGATGTCGTCGATTTCCTTTTCCTCAGATACCGACCACTCCGCCCAGCCGGAATATTTTGCCTGGCCGAACAGACATGACTTGCGATATTTAACAAAAACAGTCCCGGAAGAAACAGGAGTTGGCGGTGTCCCGCACATGACTGTCATAGGATTGTTGCTGTCGGTCACCGTGTACTTGAGTGCCGATTCCTGTTCGGTCGTATACTCCTGCGCCTCGTCGATAACGAGAAAATCAAAGCCTTCGCCCAGTCCGCCATTGGATGTCCTCGTACGAAACTGGATAATTCCGCCCGTCTCATAAAGTTCGATGCGTTCCTGTCCCTTAGCTCTTATTGAGTTAAAATCATCGCCATCAGTCAAACCCATCTTTTCAAGATATTTCTTGACCTTCTCAAAAGATGAATGAGAAGTGCTGATTCTGTGCGCCGTATGCAGCATGTTAAGCCCGTGCTTAAGTCCCCACAGTTCAAGAATATAGATGATTTCCGTTTTACCGTTACGGCGGGGTATAGAAAAACCGAACTTCTGATGCACCCATAAGCCATCATCATCAACAGCCATGATTGACTTGACAAGATTTTTCTGCCACGGGTAGCTCTTCAGCCCGGTTTTTTCGTATATTGCGATTGCTTCATCCGACAAGGATCCAGTGTATGGTAGAATTACCGATTGAGTAGGATTCTGATTGCCTAGTCGTTTTTCAGCCATGGCCTTCTTCCTTTCAATCGTATTGCCCAGTTTAACGCCATATGACAGGGCAAAAAAAGAGTATAAAAATAGCGGTTAACTTAATTAACCGCCGAATACCATTTCGATTAAGCCAGCCACATCATAGTCATTTTTAGCCATGTTTGCACTTCTTAAACACGTTATGGAAAAATAAAAACACCCTTACGGATGCTTAGATTTTAATTTTTCTTGTTCTTCTCTACGCAGTTTTTCAACATAATCTTTCAACTCTTTTGCTCTTTCTTTTTGAAGACGCAGTTCTTCTTCGGTATAGTCATCGTAAGATTCTGAATCAATTCGTTCCTGATAATATTTTCGAGCCAATTCCTTACTTAACATAAAAATATCACCTCAATTTATAAATATATAAACCAGCCTCTTTTTTCACTAACTCTAAATCAGCACCACTGTTTATAAGAAACTCTCGCTGCTTTCTATATGCTTCATCAGCTATCAATTCAACGTAACCGCCATTACTTCCCCTGGGAACAATAATCGCCACATTGGGTACCTTTCCTATTACCGCCTTTGGCATAGCTGAAGTACTTAAAAACTTATTCAACCGCTTATTAAGTTTTTGGGGTAATCTATCATTTCTGTATACTATTATATCATCTTTCAGTTTAAATTTCGATAGGCCTTTATTTATAAAACCTGCATTTCTCAAAATGATTTCCTTTTCTTTTTCATCTTTTGGGAAATAACGACCTTCCAAAAATTCATTGATTTTGAAAAACAATTTCTTGCCATCATTATCTGTGCCATTATACGTATATTTATTAATCGACCTTATCTCTTCATCTTCCAAGTCTTTTTGCCATATTCTTGCCTCTTTCCTTAAAGATTCAACAGCCTTCGACGTAGGAATCGGATTATATCCCAATGACCTTGCCTCCGCTTCGGCTGCAGTCTGAATGCTGTCTTTTCTTCTAAAGCCATTATCGCCTTTTGATTTACGAATCCTTTCACGTTCGACTTTCGATTCGTTTCTCCACCCCTTAGTGTGTGCATTCTGCACGCCTCTTCCGTCCTCCGGAAAATATTCAACAATGCAGCGACAGTTATCATGACGGCGATAGATCTCTTGTTTAACTGGATAATTGTACGTTCCCGCCAGATTTGCACACCACTTGCAGCCGTTGCCAGCATATCTTCTGACGATTTTCGGCTGCAGACCTGCGCTGGCGTGGAATTCAACGTTTTTAGCAATTGTGTCATCAACAACGGACTGCGTGAAGTTAGCAATCGGACTGCCCATGACGAACTTGTCATTTTCAAAATCACCTTTGGACAGGCGCTCAATCAAGCCGTCAACCTTATCCTGATCAATGTCCGGTTTCAGTGCGGCTAGGGTCAGGCCCGCCTTCCTATTGAGAACTTTCTGCACACCAGCCGCCAGTTCGGACACCAGTTCATAATTGGTACCCAGCGTTTTCTGTAACAGCCGTTGAGCAATATTGTAGTACATTGTTCCGTTAGGCAATAATTCGTTTGTTACATGTTTTGTCAGGGCGTCAGAGAGCATGCAGCCGACCTCATATGCGTACTCGTAAGCGTCAGCATATGTAGCTGACTTATCCTCAAGCTTCTTCTGCACCTGTTTGACAATCCCGTTAGCAGCATATGACTTTTCAAATTCGTCACAGACCAGTTTCAGCAACTCCGGCAAGACATCATCAGTCATCGTTTACCACCTCTGACTGTGTAGTAATCTGCGGTTTGGTGTTTTCTGCGCCGTGAATGCCGGTCAAATCCCTGATGGTCTCGCCCGTCACAAATCCCGGAATCGCCTGGTTGAGTTTGATTACGCCATCGCCAATCAGCGTCAGCGTATTAGCATCGGCCTCGAATAACGGTTCCCACTTAACCTCAGTATCAACAAAACGGCTGCGTGCATAGTGGAACTGGTCCTGAAGACACACCGCCGTATATGCGCAATTCAACAGGCCACTGCCCAGTGACCGCTGCGCCTTACGTCCAGCCAATCTCAGATTCTCGTGACTGGCCTTTATTGCCTCAACTGAAGACGGATTATCAGACGCAAAGCCCAAATCATCAAGTGTCAATCCCATTTCTCCGGCAAAACCGGCAGCTGCGGTTTTCAGCTGCTCGGTAAACGGAGCCATGCTTGCGGTCGTGAACTGGCCGACAGTAGGACGGTCGCCATCATCATCCTTGTCAATCCTCAAAAGAGATGAAACCGTTGCTCTCCACGCATCCATCGGTTCAGCGTCAGGATCCATGCCAAGAATGTATTTCTGCGGATACGAATAAAATTCGGCCGTGACGTCGGCTCGCTCAAGCGTGCGTTTGGCGTAACGCTGATAATACATACCTGATCTGGTGATTCTTGACCGACCAAACGGTCTGACAGCGTCGGGCCTGTGAATGACCGGAACAAGCAGCGGCATACCAGCGGGATTGGCGATTGAATATGGTGAACCGCCTTTAGGGTAATACCACGTTTCAGTCGACGTGAAATATGCTTCCAGAAGCGGTGCCTCTGTATCAATATCTCGCTGAAGTACGGCATACCCTTCCGTTAGCAGACCCGTAATCGGGTCAATGACACCCGTGGCATTAGACGCTTCAATGACCTGCAGACGCACAGGATCAGCAGAATCAGAATCAGCAGAGACGTAGACAAAACAGCAGCTGCCAATCAATGCCGATAGAACTGCGCTGTCAAAAAACACATCGGGATTGTTCTGCTTAAAAATCTGATTTACTCCAAAATCATCATTTGCAAATTCTCTGAATACCAGTCTGTCTGCCAGAGCGTCAACACCTTTCGCATTCCACCCAAGTACCGCACGATACCGATCACGCACACTAGGCGGGATAGTCAGTCCGACGGGGGAATCATGATATTTAGCTGCATACTGCCTGTATCTCATCAGAACCCGTGGTCTGACGGTTGCCAGCTTGCGTTTCAGGTACCCCATACCCTTAAATTCACTCACTTTATCTACTCCTTTCATGTCGCACGAGAAAAAATGTACAGTGACGGCGGGAAAGCACGGACGGACCGTGGAGGGGGTCTATACCCCCCTGTATCTGGACCAGTCCAGTGACTGCGGAAGATTCCTGTTGCCGATTACTTGAGGCTTCTTTTTAAATCCACTAGCATATAGCTTGTCCGATTTCTGACGGTTGCATTGCCAATGAGCCAGTTGCAGATTGTCCAGACTAGATGGATGACCACCCTTGCTAATGGGAACGATGTGATCAATGACAGGCGACAATGGATCCGGAGCTTTTAGTGTCTTGTCAACAGGCTTTCCGCAAATCCCACAGACGTTTTGTGTCAGTAATATTCTTCTCTTATTCTTCTCAAATGCAGTCCTGTGCTGCCCTTGTCTGTCAGCTCTGACCATGCTGTCACCTCCACTGGTGGTATATAAAAAGGCAAGGGATTAACTTGCACTCCAGGGGGGTGTTAATCTCTTGCCTTTTTCGACGTTATCATAATAGCATGTACGCACGGTTACTTTGTATACACTCCAACTACACTCTTACTACACTTCAACTACACTACAACTGCACTCAAACTACACTGATTGACTGAACGCCCTGAATGTAAAGCTTGGTGACATAGCTGCAGCTATAGCTGACATCGTCCGCTATCTCTTCTAGAGACTGCAGGCCGATGAAGTATCGGTCCAAAACCAACGCCTGCTTCTGATTGTCGAGAGCGTCAATGCATCGTGTAATGTCTGTCCTGTCCTGACGTGCATACTTGAGAAGCGTGTTGATTTTATCTTCCAACTCTTCCCTTTGAATAAGCTTGTCTGTCAGCGTTATTTTGACTGATGATTTAGGTTCACTGCTCATGGCCGGGGACTTGAGCACGATAAGATCACTGTCAATCTGTGCCAGCTTGTCTTCCAACCGCTGAATTTTTTCCATCTTCTTTCGATACTGAAAAAGATATGCTTTATTTGTCTTGAAAATATCTTCCAAGTAATATCACTCCTTTCTAAACAGCATTGAGTAGAATTGTACCCGTTGACCCCGAAATCGCTCAGTTCGATCATTCCATCCGGACAATTGTTCATACCGTCCATTCGCCGTGCATAGATGACAACACTGTCCCCACAAACATCGATGGATGATGTGGTTATACTGCACCACTCACCGTC